GTTAATTCCTGTGCACAATAGGCACAGCTCCAATCCCAGGCTTCAAAGATGTGTTTTCTAAATTTTCGACGAGCATGTTTAGGACTGAGAACAATGAGATTAACTAATAGATCCTGCTCGCAATGAAACACGTGTGTATCCCTGCCTCTGAAAAAACTTTAGGCTGCATAAACTTGCCCTGTACGCTAAGCTCCAAAGAGAACAGCGACATAAAGGGCTGACCTTTTCCGTTACTACTTCGACACTTTTTTAAAATGCCCTGTTTATCGGCTTTTGCAACGCCTATTTTTATTGAAGAACTAAATCCGCCTGCACAAGTTGAGCGAGAAATGCTCAGATATGTGGAAAAATTTTACAATTCAACAAAAGAAAAAGCAAAAACAGTTGCAAATATCACCGGTGACGTAAATAATGAATTTCTTCTGCACAAACAACCTGAATTTTACTGGTTAAATGAACAAATAAAATATGCATGTGAGCATTACATGTGCGAAATAGGCGTTGACCTGGAAAAAGTATCTGTATACGCGCAGAAAGCATGGCCAGTAATTTGTGCAGACGAAGGCTATATCCCGTCACATGCACACAAAAATTCGGTTATTAGTTGCGTTTACTATCTAAACGAACCCTTAAATAATAGCGGTTGTTTAAGACTGGAGTCTGACAACTGTTTGAATTTACTTCCGATTGTGTTCGAAGATACTGACCTCGCATACAAAGAAGTTTGCTTACCTCCTGTGAAAAACAGACTCATTTTATTTCCATCAGCACTAGAACATTCTGTAACAACATACTATGGAGGACGCCCTCGTTTCTCTGTTTCTTATGATTTAATTGTGGTCAGTAAAGAAGCCCCTAGCAGTGGTGACATAGAACATTGGGTAATGGACCCTATGTACTGGGAAAAGCTGTAAAGTGTCTAGGATGCTCTCTTAGCAATCTGGTGAATGCACCGAACTCATAATTCGGCTGAGGTGGGTTCGATTCCCTCAGAGAGCACCGGGAATTAGCTCAGTTTGGTAGAGCGCCGTCTTTGGGAGGCGGATGTCGCAGGTTCAAATCCTGTATTCCCGATTACTTCTTTAATCTGTTAGCCCAACTGCGTCGAGAGCTGACTCTTCTTCTGCAGGATCATAATCAGCTTCCTCCAAAAGCTTTAAAAGAAAATAATGCAGTTTTTCTGATACCCAACACAAATCCTCGTCAGGTACATCCTTGAAAATAGCGTCTAAACGCAGTTGCCTACTAGGATATCGCAGCTCTTCAGCAATCAATTCAAGTGCGGCGTAGCGTCCCTTATTCAACTCTCCGAGCATCTTAATTAGCCTAACGCAAAATCAATAGGGCATGCTTCGGTTGAATCTGAAGTATCTTCTGGCAATTTAGGAGATTCTTCTAAAATACGCTGTTGAACAATTGAGATACACTCAATAGCTCCTGTAACTTTCAGATACATCTCTTTTTCCCGCATCAAAGACTCTTCAGACGACCTAATCTTATCGGCAAGAGAGGCTTGCTGCTCTTTGAGCTTTATTTCCGTATCGAGAATTATGTCTTGCATAGTAAGGCTTGGTTTTTTTGAGTATAGCTCACAATCTACTAAAATTCACCCACCCCCATGCGCTATATCCCCCACCATGGAATAATCTTTTATCCATTTTCTCCATGCTATAGCGCACTTCTTTCCCACAATCACCTCCTTTGTCGGTCCATCCTCCTTTATCCTGCCTTATTACACCAAAGGGGTCCATGCATAGCCAATCGTTTTTGTCATAACCGTAGATAACTACGTAATACGCCAGTCCATGCGGAGACGTCCAGTGCCCACGAACAACAACTGCGCAGGGAACAGGCATCCCACTATCAATTAAGTCTTTGATGTCGTCAGCACCCAAACAGCATGTGTGTTTAGCGCTTACACCGAGATCCAACAGGGTTAGTCGATTGTAGTAATGATGCCGACCGTCATGGTGTTTTTTTGCTGCTTCTAAATATTGTTCATGTGTTTGAATATTACCTAATCCTAGATATTTAAGGCACATCGCCAAGCAAGCAACTTGACAGAAAAAATAGTCAACAGAATGCACTGAAGGCGCTTTGTTGCTGAAAAAAGGAAAATTAGGAAGATAATGCAAATCCCCCTCAATTACGCAGTTATACTCACGCTCTTCAGTCTCAGCTTTAACCCTCCATAGTTTATTCTCAATCCACCATTTGCCTAGTCCGCATTTAATGTGTGTATGTTGCTCTGTTTTGCCAAGTATTTCACAATTCGGAAGAGTGCGTGCTGCACGGACACGTGCTTTCTCTCCCGACTTAATTTTATAGCGGGAGACTGGTCTTTTAAGAAGCAGTGCATCTGTTTTTGTCTCTAACGCAAAAACAGATCCCACTGCCAGATCAATCATTTAGGGATACTAGGTGCTTTCTTTTCCTCGACTATAGGCTTTTTTGTTCCTTTTGCACTGTCGTCTTTTCGACTAACACCGTAAACAGCTAAAACGGAGGTTACTAATGACGAAATAAAAGCAGCATCAATCTTTGCTGCACCCATGTAGCTTGCCGTCAGCATGGCAAGCGCCCAAGTGAGCACACCAGCTGGCACTAACGTAGAGAGGCTCTCTTTCAATCTATGCCCGGAGTTACTCATAGTATATATTTTACTTCCGTATGTCCTCGATGCTAAAATTAACCCACAAATAGCAAGCATAAAAATGTGGCGTTTAGTTGCGTTATTTGCCCTTATGGCACTGCCTGCAAGGGCTGATATATCACATAAATTACAAAGTTCTGTTCAATTACAAGTTGACGCTGCTGCAACTAATGTTACTAGGATTGGATCCTCACTTTCAATTGCAGGTGCGGGTGTAAATACAACCGACGGCACGACTGCAGGAACAGTTTCGACGGGAACGATCACCAGTGGAATATATTCTCCGGGTACTATTTCAGCCAGTCAGAAAACACCTGGCGATGCCTTCTCGTACAGTTCTTCTTTTACTCAAGGGGATGCAGTCCCCACTGCAGCTCCTACTGTAGGAGCTGTGGCGAACTTTAGTAATATTACTTCGACCAGTGCAGGTACAGCAGGGACATTAGCAGGCACAATCGGCACATCAGGAGCGATCACAGTGATCGCAGGCGGAGCTGGAACCATCGCTACGGGTCAGTACGTCAGTGACGTTACGGTCAAATAAATGAAGCGCTTGCTTGTGCTTATAGGGTTTTTGCTAGGAACCCCTATACACGCAGTGCCTGTAGTGCCTAATTTTACTCAAGGAAGTCTAACTTCAAAAAGTGAGACAACGAGTGTAGTAACAGAAGTGATAAATTCAGTTGACTACAATACTGGGTATCAGTATTCTGTAACAGGTACTAATATAAAACACTCCGGAAATAGCTTAGTTCCAGGAGCCATAGCGACAAACGGCAACACCGTAGAAGGCATAACTAGCACATGGACAACTCTGAATCCAGCAACAAAACCAAGTTGGACACTAGCAAATCCAGGGGCTGCTTTTCAGTTCACAGAAACGATGCAAGGACCGGGTCTCAGCAATCAAACAATTATTCAAAGAAAAACCGAGATAAAAAGCGTCACGGAAAGCACCTCTATATTTTCTCAATAACTGCAGCATTTTTTCTGCCTATTAATGCACATGCCGGAAACGTGGGAGGAGTCAGTGCCACTGCAGCACCAGTTGCTAATAGCTCCGGGTCGGTGACCAACCAAGCAATACAGGTGTTACAAGGACCATACATAAATAATACTTATGGAAACGGTGTTAGTTGCCAAGGTCCTGTTTTTAACCTGAGCCCATACTTGACACGTACAGGTTCATTTCAAAAACCCTATGAACCTTATTACAACAGTCCGGTATATGACACAAGCGATCTAAACGAAGACGGAATTTTAGACAATCCCGGTGCGATTTTGTATCAGGTTCCTGTGCGAACTGGACAAAAATCAAATTACAGCTGGAATGGCGGTTTGTCCGCCACTATTTCTATTCCTTTGGATACCAGCTTACAAAGACGCTGCAAAGAAGCTGCGGATGTACAGATAAAACTACAAGAACAAGTATTAGCAAATCGAAGATTAGATTTTGAGATTGCCCGTCTACGTAACTGTTCACAGTTGTTAAAAGAAGGTGTAAGTTTTCATCCTGAATCACCTGCTTTTAAGGTGTGTGCTGATGTAGTAGTTAACCCAGCACAAGCAGAAATAAAACAACATACTCACTCTATTTATTTAACGCCCGACGTAAAGCAAGAATAGCTCGATTTCTATCACGCTG